CTTCCGATGGAGCCGCGAGATTATCAGTATCTCGCTTCTAGCGTCGGACTTACAAAGAAAAGAACTGTACTCATTTCACCAACAGCGTCAGGAAAATCGTTAATCATCTATATGATGATTCGCCACTTACTTAATAGTGGCAAGAAACGAGGGTTGTTGATTGTTCCCACGATCAACCTAGTGACGCAGATGCATTCTGACTTTAAAAACTATTCCAGTTTAAATGGCTGGGATGTAGAAAAGTATTGTCAGAAAATTTATGGTGGCGAAAGCAAGATCCCAGATTCAGATCTAGTTATTTCTACTTGGCAATCTATTTACGAGATGCCTAAGAAATACTTTGCGCAGTTTGATTTCATCATCGGCGACGAAGCGCATACATTCAAAGCCAAGTCATTGACAAGCATCATGACTAAACTCATCAACTGTGATGTGCGCATCGGCACAACAGGAACACTTGATGATAGTAAAGTAAACAAACTTGTTCTTGAAGGTTTGTTTGGACCAACGTTTAAAGTTATCTCCACAAAAGAATTAATTGAACGCAAGCAGTTGGCTAATTTTAGCATCAAGTGCATTGTGTTAAAATATCCTGAGATAGTTTGTAAGACAGTCAAAGGCTTTACTTATCCTGACGAAATGAACTTCCTGACACAACATGAAGGTCGCAATCGCTTTATTACTGAACTTGCTTTAAATTTAAATGGTAATACACTTGTTTTATTTACTTATGTAGAGAAACACGGTAAACTACTATATGAATGGATACAAGAGAAGGCTGGCAACCGTAAAGTCTTTTTTATTCATGGTGGGGTTGAGGCTGAAGATCGCGAAGCAGTAAGACATATTACTGAACAAGAAAATGATGCGATCATTGTGGCGAGTTACGGAACATTTTCTACAGGCGTAAATATCCGTAACCTACATAATATTATATTCTCTTCTCCAACCAAGAGTAAGATTCGCGCTCTTCAATCCATTGGTCGTGTGCTGCGTTTAGGTGAAAACAAAGACGCCGCTACACTTTATGATATCGCTGATGATCTACGTTATGGTCCTTATACTAACTTCACATTGAAGCACTATGAGGAACGGGTGAAGATCTACAGTGAAGAGAAATTTCCTTTCACAACCAATAACGTAAGGATAAATTAATGTCAGAAGATGTAGTAGAATATAAATCTAGAGGTGAACTTAAATTTGTTCGCCTACGTTCAATTCCTGAAGACATCATTGGGTATGTGACGTATAGAGAAGGATATATTATTATTGAACAACCACTAAAGATTGAGATTGATACTCTTTTCGATGAAGGTCGACAGATCCTTGCGATGCAAGAGTATCTTCCGCAATCAGTAATCTCTATAAAAGAGGTAGAATTTTATAGCGAAGAAGTATTGTTCGCGACGCCAGTGAATGCTGACTTCGTTGAGCAATATGAATACGTCGCAGATTTCTTTTATAATAATCAGCATAAACTAAAAGATCCAATTAAAAAACGAACCAAAGCATCTGAAGAAGTAACTGAGACAGCACAAAAAGTTGTATCTATTCTTGAAGCAATGGCAAACAAAAAAGACAAACCAGTACACTAATTTATGGCAAAGAATCACTATATCAATAACAAAGATTTCCTCAAGGAAATGACTGCATATCGCACAGCAATTCGCAAGGCAAAGAGGCTTGGTCAACCAAAGCCGCAAATCCCTCGCTATGTTGCTGAATGCTTCATGAAAATTGCTGAGAATCTTTCACACAAACCAAACTTCTTGTCATATACTTTCCGCGACGAAATGGTGGCAGATGCAATTGAAAACTGCGTAATGTACGTTGACAATTTTGACCCAGCAAAATCTAGCAATCCGTTTGCTTATTTTACACAAATAGTATATTATGCATTCTTACGTCGCATTCAGAAAGAAAAGAAACAATTGTACGTCAAGTATAAGGCGACTGAGACGGCTGGTATTCTTGATGAGTTTGAACTAAACGAAAATGAAGATGGAACTTTTAGACAGTTCGAACTCTACGAAAACATTTCAGAGTTTATTGTAAACTATGAAAATGCTCGTAAAGAGAAGAAAGCAAAGAAGGCTGGGTTGGAGAAGTTTGTAGATGAAACTAGCAATATTGGGTGATACTCATTTTGGTATGAGAGGCGATAGCATTGCCTTTCATAATCATTATCGAGACTTTTATCTAAATACGTTTTTTCCCTATTTGGTGGACCATGGAATTAGGACCATATTTCAATTGGGTGACTTATTTGATCGTCGGAAGTATATCTCTTTTCAGTCTCTCGCTCTTTGCCGTCGTTATTTTTTTGATCAACTGGTAAAGCACGATATACAATGCCGTGTATTGCTCGGCAACCATGATATCTTCTTTAAGAACACTCTCGAAGTAAACTCGCCAGACTTGCTCTTGCGAGACTATGAAGATCACGTCATTCTGTATGACAAGCCATCTATGTGGATGGGGGTCGATGTCATTCCTTGGATTTGTAAGGATAATGAATTAGAAGTCATGGACTTCATCAAGCGCAGTCAAAACCAAATTTGCTTTGGTCACTTTGAACTTGCTGGCTTTGAAATGGATCGTGGAAATATTTGTCATGAAGGCATGGATCCAAGTATTCTGAACAAGTACGATCTTGTTCTTTCTGGTCACTTTCATCACAAGAGCAATAACGGCAGCATTGTATACGTTGGTACTCCTGGCGAAATGACTTGGGCTGATTACAACGATGAGCGTGGGTTTCATGTCCTGGACACCGAAACACGTGAACTAACGTTTGTCAAAAATCCAGGAAGCATGTTTCATAAGATCAAGTACAACGACGATGAGTTGTATTACAATGATATCATCAACACTGACTATAGTTTTGTTAATAACAAGTTTGTTAAGATTGTAGTTGAGAAAAGAAACAACTCATTCTTGTTTGATACATTGTTAGACTCACTCGCAAAGGCAAATCCTTTAGAAGTATCTGTTGTTGAAGACTTCTCTGAGATTACAGATAACGTTGAAGTAGATATTGATCAAGCAGAAGATACAATTACAATCCTAAACAAATACGTTGATGGCTTGACTTTGCCTGTAGAATCAGATAAAATTAAGAATGTTCTGCGTGATGTGTATAACGAAGCCATGTCTATGGAGACTGCGTGATTACATTTAAGAAAGTAAGATACAAAAATTTCCTTTCTACTGGAAATATCTTTACTGAAATTCCCTTAAACGAAAACGCCACGACGCTGATCGTTGGCGAGAATGGCGCAGGTAAGTCTACGTTCCTGGACGCTATCACATTCTCATTGTTTGGTAAACCTTTTCGTAATATTAATAAACCGCAATTGATCAATTCAGTTAACGAAAAAGACTGCGTTGTTGAAGTTGAGTTTGTGATTGGTAAAAAAGAATATAAAGTTGTACGAGGCATCAAGCCAAACGTATTTGAAATTTATCAAGACGGCAGTTTATTAAACCAAGACGCAAAAGCAAAAGATTATCAGGATCAGTTGGAGAAACTTATCCTGAAGATGAACTACAAATCATTCACACAGATTGTTATTCTAGGCTCAACTAACTTCACTCCGTTTATGCAGTTGTCTGCTGCTGATCGACGTATTGTTATTGAAGATTTACTAGACATTCAAATTTTTTCTGCTATGAATGTTGTAGTCAAGAACAAACTACACACACTCAAAGATGAAGCCGCACAACTCAAGATTCAAATTGACAATACAAAAGATAAAATTGAACTACACAAAAAACATCTAGACGAACTCAAGAAGAATACAAAAGAAATCGTCGACGCAAAGAAACAAGAAGTCATAGAGAATACAGCATCACTCTCTTCGCTCGAAACTGAAGCAACAACTAAAGAAGTAGAAATTGAAAATTTACTTACTGAAACATCAGACGAAGAATTTACAACTAAACGATTCCAAAAACTAAACAATCTTGAAGCCAAGATCGAAGGAAATATTCAGAAACTCGAGAAAGATATTGAGTTTTATTCTGTAAATTCGACTTGTCCAACCTGCGATCAGGCGATCAATAACAAAGACGAAAAAGTACACACTTGCAACACTAAAATCTCAGAACTAACCGAAGGTCTAACAAAACTAAAGGAAGAGAGTGATGCCGTTCTACGTCGAATCAATAACATTAAAGCAACGCAAAAGCAACTTCAGGCTCTTGAACAAGATCTTGTCAGGATTAATACTTCTCGCAGCCAGATTCGAAAGTATGTTAAGAAACTTGAGGACGAAATTGCCGAGATAGAAAGCAAACCAGCCATGAGCGACGAGTTCAAGGCACGAAGCAAAACTCTACTCAACGCATTACAAGCATTTAATGATAAAAGAAAAGAAGTATCTGAACAATTACAAAACTACGATATTGTCGCGCAGTTGCTTAAAGATGGCGGGATTAAGTCGAAAATCATTAAGC